CAGTCTCCAAGATCTCCTGCAGAAAGATTTAACGTCTGTCCTGCGCTTGATAGTTTGGTTCCTGTTAGTTGGTCAGCGTTACCAGCCAAAGAGAGAAGCAAGTTCTCTAGTGTGGCTTCTGCAAAAGCAGTCTTCATGGTAACTTTCATTCCCTGCTTGTAAAGTTTTGCAACGTCTAGGAACTGATCAACAGAAACTTCACCGAAGTCTGGTTGAAAGTCTAACTCTAGACCGTTTGATGTATAACCCACATTTGTATATGTGGCATCTAGAGAGAGTGTATCTCTAAAAGATGCCTCAGTATCTGGGGCCTCCAGCGTTGCTGGAGTTAGGGTTGTGTCTGCAACGAAAATTGCAGCGGCTCCAACGATGATGTTGGACGAACTTCCACGGCTATATGCCATTTACTCACCTCTTCCTTAAGAATAGATATTAACTTGTTTTGGCGTTTGTTTCCTCAAACACAATTATAACAGCCTTTTTAGGTGTATAATGCTCCAGGGGAATCGATGGTATGAAAATCATACTCGATCACTATTTTGCTCACAAAGAGGGTCTTGTTTGATGATAACGTCAAGAGGTCTCTAGTCTCCTGTATTTGGTTGACCTTAAAACTATGAAAACTCACGTTAAACTCTCCTGCAGAGTAAAGGCCTGAGCCTATGGCCCATGTGTGTACGTCCATAGCGGAGGCGTCCTCTCTTCCAAGGGCGGCAGAGATCACTCTTTGAGCATCGATCATTTTGCTCAGAGTTGTGCAATATAGGTAGTAAACAACCTGCTCGCGCTTATGTCGATAAAACGTAGATGGATTAAACTTAAGGAGTCTCTCATACTGAATGAGTAATGGGTCCTGAGAGTTTGTAGAAGATGTATAGTCTGAAAAGATCTCGTCAATTCCTACTGGAGATGTTGGGAATATGGGTTTTACCTGTTCTAGTCCCGAAAAAATTCCAAAAAGGACTAACTGAGCAACGACATAGTCGTTTACAAACTTTGGAGCAAAACCAATCTCTGATATATCAGCCATGTTATTTTCCTATTCCACCCGATGCATTAGCAATCCACTTAAACCCTGTGCTCACTCCTAGAGATCTTCCCATTCTCGCCCCTGCGGCGAAATTACGCTTATATAGAACTGGACGCTTCAGGTTATCGTAGACGCCAGATGCCTTAAGAAAAGACTGCTTAAAGTAGCGAGACATAAACTCGTCAAAGACTCTTTCGAAAGATCCCTGAGCCTCTGGCCCACCTGGATGCTCAACCGTTACGGGCTCACTGGTGAAGATTGTTTCCCCATCTTGCTCAAAGACTAAGACTGAGGAGTTTTTAGGAGCAATAGTTATTGGCTTTCCACTTTCCATAATCTTTGCTTTGTTGTAGAATGGCGTATCTGATGTACCAGAAACGGTTTCCGATTTCAAAAACTTAGACTTAAAACTTAGTCCAAGATTGCTGACTGTATAACTTATATCAAACAGTCTTCCATCTGGTGTTCCAACCTTGTTCCACTCATAGACATGTTGCAGTTCGGAAGGGTAGGCTCTTGCCTCTAAGTCTATATATGCATATAGTGCAATGACGGTTTCCTTCCCCAACTTATGAAGAAGAACCTTCTTTCCCTGCTGTACTCCATCGAGAACGCCAATAGAGTAGTTAATAATGTTCTCTAACTTTTTTTCAAAACTCCTTGTGTCGAATGTGGCTCTCATTAGAAGGAAACGTCCTGACTCTCTGTTCTACGCCAAACCATATGAAAATATTCTATATTTCCGAGGGGACTAACAATAGGATCCAAAGAAGATACCTCATAGATAGTTCCTAGTCCCACCCTTGGTCCAGAAGATTCTAGATATATTAGATTATCATTCCTGTCCCTAATGTTTGATACAAGGATATTCATTACAGAGATATGGGCATCTTCAGAGGAAGACCTTAGATCGCCTTTTGTTCTTGCTAATAGAAGGCCATTCAATTGAAGGTACACGTCTGGGGTTATATCTTGGGTCCTTTTTGATCCAAATTTCTCGGCATTGCAGACAACGGTTCTATCAAAAACCCACTCTTTTACAATCTGGCTATAGCCATTTTGGTGGATAATTGGATAAAAGATGTCCGCCTTCATTGGATATAGAAAGTCGTTTTCACAGGATTCTGCCATTACAACATCCTAGGTCTTGACATCACCTGAAGGTACTTCTTTAATATCTTATCGACAAGGATGTTTCCTGTACCGTCAAGGATTTGAGCGAAGTATTCAACTTTGAATTGGTCAGTCTCATAGTCTTTGACGTACCTCTTGTATTGGTCAAGTTTTCCACATCGAATATCATTAATCAACATCCTTGTAGCATCTTGAATATCATATGGTACTACAGGATACCCTGTTTCTAGTAAGAAGACGTAGTCTGTTCCCTCTGGGAAGCAACCTCCACTCATAATCGTTTGGACGTTTTGGCTGTCGGAGGTATCGAATGGCCCGATTGAGTCTGACGCTCCTAGAGGCATCTTTGCAGATCTTCTTTCTAACCTATTTATTGCACCTGTGTTTCCAACAATATCTTTGGTGATGGCGCTCTTGTCTGCAATAATTACATAGTTTGTAGTTCCGACTGCGGGGGCTTCTAGAGATGAGTCATAGACTAGGACTGAGTTCTCATAGGCCTTGAGAATCTTATTGGTCTTTCCCCACAGAGGTATGTAGTCTGTTCCTTGACCAACTACCTCCATATACTTCTTTTTATTATAGAATCCTCCAGTAACAGAATCAATTATTGCTCTAGCCAAGGATTCGTCAGTTGTATACTGATCAATCTCAGTCGCTGTGGTCGCCAATGTTGCAGGATTTATATATGGACGAGAAATATCAAGGTTGTCCTCTATAACAATATCTCCTCTGACGAGATCTACTCCAGAATCTAACATATCTATATAGACCGTGAGAGCATAAGATTTGTCATACTTCACCAGTTCGCCTGTTAAAGAGTATTGAATAACGCTTGTAGCGTCTGAGGTTATGGAAACTTCGAGTTCTGATTGCTCCTCGATATTTTGAATTACAAGGATGTAGGCCGTTAAGGCATCTGGGACAGTGTACTCTACCAGTAGTGGGTATGGGGGAAGTCTAAGTATTAGCATTTATTTACCGTAATATCCAGAGACTTCTTCTGGTGTTGCACTACGCACAGACTTGTGGGTAAGCCACTTCTCTAGGTGTTCCATCGTCACAATATTGTATCCCATCTTTAAGTTACCAACGCCGTTCCAGTGGAGATTTCTCTTTGAGAAGACTGCCACTTTGTCATAAACAACTGCTACTTCTTCTGCCTTATCTTCTGGGATAAAGGCTTCTATTACTTTGAGCATATCATCTTTTTTGGTAGCCTCTGATAGGTCTATCCCGTTCTTTTTTGCATAAGACTTAAGTTCAAAGACTGTTTTTGTCAATAAAGTATCAATATTCATCTAGTATCCTCCTGAGTAAATTATACCAGAATATGAAGAAAGGGGACAGATTTTGTCTGTCCCCTCCCTCCTAGATGATAATTACAGATTATGAGTCTGAGATATCATGGTAGGCAACTGCATCGAGTTCCTCCCATTGCAATCCAAAGCGGATGAATACTGTGTACTCAATCGTATCTTTCTTTGGCTTGTATTCGCGGTTAACAGTGATGTCGCGTTGTAGACCCCATACACGGTTCTGAGGGAATGTTAGATCAACATATCCTGCAGGGTAGTAAGGAACTTCCATGACATCGATGCCTAGAACGCGAGTAGTACGCGCTCCACCGAAAGTCTGTGCAGCGCCGTCAAGATATGACTGGCGGTTGCGCTCTGTTCCACCAATTGCTGGTGAAAATGCCTCTGCGATAGCATCGGCTAGTGTACCGTTATTTTTAACGATATTCTGGAATACATCTGTACCAGCGTAGAACTTAAGACCAGTCTTGATTGCGCGATACTTACGTGGCAGAGCCAGGATAATATCTTGCAATGCTGGAGTAGTCCAGTTTCCGTCAGTAAGGACCGTTACGGCCTCATGTGCGTCTGCGTCTGTTACTTTCTTAACGAAACCTTCCATGATTGAAAGGAAGTCTCCAGTTGATCCGTCACCATTAATGGCAAGATCTTCGATGTCATTTGCAAAAGCAGATGTCATCAAACGGACTAGGTGATCTTCAAGAGCATTACCCTCGATACCATCCTCTAGAGATTCTGTAGAAAGTTCCCAGTCCAGGCGAATCTTCTTTGTTGTAAGTTCTACCTTTGTGAAAGTAGCACCTGCGTTTGTGTAGTTAGGACTTCCTTGCGCTGCCGCACGAATTACACGCTCTCCAACGTTGACCTTTTCGATCTCGATTGTGTTTGCTTTCATTGTAACTTTGCGACCATCTTTGGCGAGGACAGTTCCATCCCACACATAATCGATGAATCTACGAGCCTGCTCTGGCGCGAGGATACCACCTGATACTCCAGTTGGATTTACAGCGTTTGGGCCTGTTACAACTCAAAAGTTTGCTGTGGCAGTTTGACCTAACGCTACTGCTGGGCTTGTATTCCCATCAGCGTCTGTTGCGGTTGCACCACCAACGTTTCCTGATACTGTTGCACCTTGGGAGTTAATTTCTGCTCCTGATCCACCAGATCCTGGATAGTTCTTTACTATATCTTTTTCCGACATTTGTTCACCTCCTAGTGATTTCATGCTTATCGTAATAGGTCGGCGGATTTGAGGAAACTACCGCCCCATAGGGATTTTTGAGCCTGAACGGGCTCTAACTGCACGATCTCGCCTAGATCGCCAGACTTGCGGAAAGCAGTATCTGCATCTAAGGCATCTACTCGCTTGCCAAACTCATTGAACTCATCTTTAACTGCTGTAACGTTTGAAGTTACAGAGTCTATAGACTTTGTTAGACCAGCAATCTGTTCATTGATTGCTGTGATTACTGTTGCTAGATCGCTAAAGGCTGATGTTAGACTCTTCTGAATTTCGGCAACTGCTTCTGCAACTACCTCTTCAGACTTAGACACATTTGCTTTTGCCTTATCCTTTTCTTCTGCATCTTCATCTGCTGGTACTTCAGCGTCTGCCATTGCAGGAGTTTCTTCTTCATCCATCATTGGCATAGGCTTTTCTGCCTTTTCAACAACTTCTGTTTCGGATCCGACTATTGCCTCTGGAGCGGCCTCTGATTTATTAATCTCTGCATCTGTAACGACATCTTCTGTTACGACTGCATCTGTATTTTCTGTCATTGGACTAACCTCCTTTGTCATCTTAATTGCACTAATGCCTTTAGCACTATCAACTAAGAACTTTATCATTTCTACATTCTCACTATCACTCTTTTCAACAAATCCAATGTTCTTCATTTCTTTTCCACTTGAAGGACTTTTTTCTGATTCATTGCCTGACAGTAGAACGATTCCTGCCTCTGGATCCCAGAAGACATTCTCTATTTCAATATCTGCAGAAGATCCAGAAAAGACAGATTCTCCGTCTACTTTCTCAACAGAGATAATGCTTGCAAACTGATTAGCAGGACTATCTACCAGAGATAACTCATAGAGTTCATAATCCTTAATTATACGGACTGTCTTATTCATATCCTCGTTGAAAACATCATCATAATCCTTGATATTTCCGCCGATGGAGAATCCTGTATATGTTCCATCTAGAACCTTTTCCCAAGCATCCTGTGCTCCCTTTGAGACATAAGACGAGACAAAAATTCCCTCATAAAACTTCTTTGTGTTAGGATCAAAGTATCTATCCTCTTTGAAGGAGATTACCTTTCCTAC